TTTAACGGTTCAATCACCAATTCGTTCAACCGCGATTTGCTGTCAAACGGTGCGATATCGTCGGGTACCACTCGCATAATAACTGCGTTACCTACAATGTGGTCGCGTGGGTGTCCGTATATGGCGGTCGCTACAGGGTTGTACGGTAAGTTGTTCAGCTTGCCTTCTTCGTTTACGACCAGTACCAATGACTTATCAATCATGGCGGTAGACTGTTGCGGACAGATTTGTATGTTGCCGCCGACGAATCGCTGAATGTCTGCCAGCAAATTTGATTTGCTTACCGGTTCAGCTGTGATTTCGCCTGACGGTTTGATTAGGGCTATGTATTTCATGGTTGTCTCCCATTTTGCTTTTTGTTTCTTCGCATGGCTTTATATTCGTTGTATTGCATCCGGTATTTATAGCTTTCTCCGAATACTTTCCATGCAGCTTTAACCAAATTCGGTTCATATTGTTCAATCTTTTTTAAGTCGTCAACAGCCCTTGAAGATATCGAACATCCACAACAACCGGTGCGTGTTAACCCATATACTTCGTATGCGTCTGAATAACGGATTTTATAGTATTCCTTATACCACGCCTTATCTTTGTCTGATACATAAAATAATGGGCGTAATCTATACTTCCCGTCTCCTGCCTCCGTAAAGCACATTGTCGTATTGTCCTTGCGCGGTACAGACCGCATACCGCCTTCATCACGGCGCTCTCCTGTAATTACCATGTCGAAAGGTTTTTGCACGCTGTGGGCTATATTCTTTTTACAATAATTGCAACATTTATTACTGACTTTGAACGGAATCGGATTTTCTGTAATAAAGTCAAGTAGGTAATCCGATGACCCTATGACTAATTGAATATCCGGTCGTGGTTCACCTGCGGAATTGCAACCGCATAAAAAGTTTATTGTTGATTCGCATTTCGGATAACGTTCTCGTAGTTCTGCACGTTTTGCCACTTTATCGGTCGCATTTTCATATTCTTTCGCTATGGAAAGCGGTATATTTTTATTTTGAATGCCTTCGATACCGCTTGAAACAATTTTTGATATAAACGGTATACCATGATCACGCGTAGCAAGCACAATATTCTTTTTCGGGCGATGTTCTGATATGGTAATACCATACCACTCTGCCGTTTCACGAACATGCTTTTTTGTCGCTTCCATTTCAAGTCCTGTGTTGAAAAAGCAGTATTGTATCGGCGGTAAATTAAGTATGTTTCTTGCTGATTCAATTAAGTGAACCATAATGTCGCTATCGCTGCCGCCGGAGTAAGAACATATAGCGTTTGGGTGTTCAACAAGCCGTTTAGCAATTATGCTTTTTATCGCCTCAAACTTATGTGGTGCGTCAAAATCTGCGTATAACGGTCTATCAGTGTATACTTTGCTTCTAAAAATCTCAGCCATGGTTTCCTCCTAAAATGATTTTAAAATTGTTATATAATTCGCAATCGCGGAAATTATCGCTGATGCCAATAATGCGAATAAGCGGTATCGGCCGGTCATAATAGTTTCATCTGCGATTTTGCAGATTCAAGGCGTGCGGTTGCGATATCGAAATTATCCGTGTCCTTTTCAAAGCCGATAAAATTGAATCCGAGTTGCCTTGCCGCGATTGCGGATGTTCCGCTACCTATAAACGGGTCAAGCGTTGTGCCGTTCGGCGGTGTGACAAGTTTGATTAAGTATGATATCAGCTTTAAAGGCTTAACGGTTGGGTGCGTATTGCCATCGCCGCGTTCTGATTTGGAAGTTTTAGCGCAATAGAAAAAAACGTGATGCGCCGCCTGTATCGTTGTGCGGTTGATTTTCAACTCTGCCATATGTACCGTAAATTCCGTTTTGCCCTGTTCTGCTGAGTTCGTCGCCTTTAACTTTACCGCCTGCTTTGCGTTCACCGCTTTGCTCGTTCAATAATTCTCCTGCTTCTTCATCAAAGATTACGTTTGCGGGGAAACGTCCCAATAAATTTGATTTTGCGCTATCGGTTTTTCCGCACAGACTTTTACCCCATCCATCATAATCTACACATGAACCGCCACCATCTAATTTATCCGTTGTGGGAATCCTCGAATCGTCAATATTAATTCCACCAGTTCCCCATTTCAAAACATTCTCCGCAACTGTCTTTTCGCTTAATGGTTTACGCGCCACTACGATAGGCTCATTCGCAGGTTTCAGCGCCGTTCCCCATCCGTCCCATTGCTGCGCTTCGGGGGTATGCAGATAAACTTTCTTGTTGTATTCCTGACCGTTATAGTCATTAGGCCTGTCGTTATCGGCGTGGGTCTTTGTATAACCGAGTTGAGTTACGCCTTTTTCACCGTCAAGCTGTTTAAATTTATCTTTGTTTGCGCTACCTGTTAATATTTTTGCTTCTATAGATTTTGCAACATCCATTGACTTCGGAAATCCCGACGCATAAATCCATTGAATGCAATCTCGTATTTCAAATCCTGCATCCTCTATGGCACAAGTCATTCTGTGATAAGTTCTCGTACCGCCAAACGCAAGTAAGTGACCACCGGGCTTTAATACCCGATATGCTTCTTTCCACATTTCAACACTGTAGGCTATGCCTGTGCTGTCCCACGCTTTACCCATAAATCCTAACTCATAGGGCGGGTCTGTTACGATAGAATCAATGCTGTTATCGGCTATGTCTTTCATACCGATTAAGCAATCCATGTTATATATCCGATTAAGCTCGGTCATACCAGCATCATCGGGTCGCATATATACAGCGCAGTAACTGCGATTAATCCAATAATGCAGCAAAGCAACATAATAAAATGTTTGCGGTTCATTTGATTACCTCCGTTTTAAATAGCTCGATTTCGTCCTGATACAGCACGATCTCCGGCAGATGTTCAACCTTAACGGTATAATGCGGTGTCGGAGTTTTATGCATCGCGGTGATTTTACCGATCATGTCGGTTCCTTTAACGCGGATGGTGTCATGTAATTTTATAATCATTGATTCTCCTCCGTTAATTTCATAAAACATAGCCAGTGCGTGTTGTTGTGCTTGCCGCTGCGATTGCCGAATATTGGTTCATGGCCGATTGCCTTTAGGACATCCTTTAAAGGGATCTGTATCTCTGACCACTTAAATATCAGCGTGCCGTAATCATCAAGAACCCTCATGCATTCGGCAAAACCGTCGTGAATCATCGTTGGCCACCCCTTGTCAAGTTTTCCGTATTTCATGACCAGCCAAGAATTATCGCCGCCTTGCGTCAAGTGCGGAGGATCAAAGACAACCAACTTAAAGGATTTATCCGCAAATGGAAGATCTGTAAAATCGCACACTGTATCAGGATGGATCTCAATGTGCCTTACGGAATCATATATGCCCCAACTACGCTCGCAAGACAGTTCGCGTTTATCGCAGAACTCCACGTTCGGGTTATCCTTATCGAAGTAGAACATCTTGCTTCCGCAGCAGACATCAATTATAGGTTTGCTCATGGGTTCCTCTCTTCCACAATCTGCACGGCTATATTTCGTGCGTTTAAAACTTTAATATACTTATCGGCACAGCCGACCTTTAATTGATACCGCTTATCGCCGAATACACGCTGGATTAAATCGGCGTCTTCGTAGTAAACTTCGTAGAATTCGCCTAACTTTATAAATAACACTGCGTTGTTATAGGTCGCCTTTAATTCGTCGAACATTTTGCGCATCGGGTCGGTCATCCTTTCCTCCCGCGGATAATCAGTCCGCCGTCAAAATTCTGTTCCAGCACAAACGCTGGTATCGTTTCTGCGTACCGTTCACGGCTGACCACGATAGGCTTTCCGTCCTGTAATGCGATGGTCAGTATAACGTTTAATTCGGCGTTGTCCTGCCGGAGCTGGTGGCATTCCGCCTGTAATGCGCGAATTTGCTTCTGCTGGGATATGATGATTTTATCTTTCATGGCGGTGAGGTCTTCGGTCATATTAATGCCTCTCTGATATCGCGCAGCGTTTCGTCTTCGTGCGCTTCTGCCCGAACAGCTTTTTCCATATCGATGCGAATGCGGATGGCAGCTTATTGCCGAATTTGTCGCTTTCACCTTTGCGGTTGTAGTGGCGGCGGTGTTCCTTGTTTAATTCGCGGCGGATCATGTTTCTGCGTATCGTCCTGTGTAAACTGCTCATGTGGTTGTTACCTTTCTGTTATGGGTTGTGATTAGGCTTCTTTAATTGTTTGAGTTGATTGCTGTTCTGATATGTAGTTGATGATTGCTTGTTCGCGTTGGGCGGAGTAGAATGGCTGCTTTATGTACCACTCCCACACGTTTTGTGTGCCTTTTGAGCCGTTACACTTACGACAGGCGGTAACTACGTTATTTACTGCGTGTGACCCGTTCTTCGAAAGCGGGATTACGTGTTCTTGCTCTAAAGGTGAGTCGCTTCCGCAATAAGCGCATTTGTAGTCAAACGCTTTCTTGCAATTATCCCATTCCGATAAACTTATCTTGCCTAAGCCTCCTCTTCTTTTCGCTTTCATGTTTTTGTTTTTGTTGCGTGTCCATTCGGGATTTCTTTTATACCATAATTTATTTCTTGCCGCCAAAACCACTTTGTTTTTTTCACACGATTTTTTTGCACTTGCTTTGATATTATCGGGGTGTTCCTTTGCCCATTGCGCTCTGAAGATTGCGAGTTTTTCGTGATTTTCAATTTCATATTTTTTGACTTTGCTTTTATGACAATCGCTGCATACGCC